GGAAATGTCATTACTGACATCGCCGCGACTAGGTTGGTCGATGTAGATGTCCTTGAAAAGGGAAAATACATCGATAGCAGTGGGGCCAAATGGCACATCACCACTATTTGGGAAACTAAATTGCTTAGAAAGCTTGCAGGCTTTCCTTAGCATTTTAGCAGACTTAGCATCCTCATGCAGAGGATCAAGCCAATTTCCAATCAACGGTGTTGTCGTGGACTTATCTAAGTAAACCCCGAAAAGGTTACGAAGAAGGTCCTCGTCTGTCTCAAGAAACGTACGAAGTACGTCCTCCGGATTTGCCTTTTTAGACAGTCCGTGCGTAAGTTGATAAACTAGCGCTTGAGGCGAACGTGGATCGAGTTTCGCTTCGCGAAACATTATCCGATTGTTCGATAAATGAGGTAGATGTGAAAGCACGACCTTAGTGGGACTTCCTTTTAACCCTTTGAAAGGGTCGGAAGAACCACCTCGTGTCATAGCCACAATGGGATCATTGATCTCATGTGCGACTTCAATCGCGAGACGGGCTAGTAAAAGTTTACCGGCACCAGTCTCGAGACTAAGCTCCTTGCTTAGTGATTGAGATCTCTTAATGCCCGCACCACCCATCTCTGATGGGAGAGTGAGCATGAGGTCTAGGATATCTATTTCACTAGGAAATAGACGTTCTCCTAAACTCAAGAGCGAGGCTCGTTTCACCTTAATGTGTGATCGCTTTACTTCATTGCAAAGCCTCACATAGGAACCAACATTTCTGCTGGCAGCTAGTAGTAGGGAAGCTGGGATCGGTGATACCACCGAGCCAGACCTGACTACTTTCTTTGCGAACTCGCCGGACGAAGTCCGACCAGTGCCCTTGCCGGAGATGTAAGATTTCTCAAGAGAAATCGACACTCCGAGCTTTTTCATTAAGCTCACGTATGTCTTCCCAACTGGTTCGTTGGTGATGAACATATCGTCGCCTAGTATCCTGTATCCGCTAAACCAGCTCCACCTTCCGGTGGCCAGGTAATTAGCATACTGGACTACTAAGTGGTGAGTAAGGGTGAAAGCCGCCCATGAGGAATACATCCCCATAGGTTGACCAGCACCGTACTGGATCTCTCCAGTACCATCTAGTTCAGGTACCTGGAACTTCCTATCCTTTAAGAGGGAAGCCCAGGCATCAACGCCTTCTGGTGGTAAGATAGCATCCATCGCGATCATCTGTAGATCGAGTGGAAACCTATCCGTCGCTGACGACAAGTCATACGACGCCATATAAGAGCCATTGGCCGTTTCACGGGCCATGGCACTTACACCAGATTGTTGATCAAAGGTGCAATCTTGAGGTATGACCCTCAAGACCTTAAAAATGTGTTCATGCAGGTGCTTAAGATACGTTTGCGAAAACATATCAGCAACAGCTATGACTCTTGTCTTCCCCCCTTTCGTTGGAAAGGAGGCGATGCGACCCGCAGACCATCCACGGTCTACTCGGTCCATCTCAAGCAAGTCGCCTACTTCTTCTATAAAGGAGAAGTCGGCCTTAGCGTCGAGACCCGGTTCGGATCTCTCCTCTAAGGCTTTAGCAAAAGCTTTTAGTGAAGGCAAAAGGCCGGACTCCAATAGTCCGGCTGCATCTTTAAAAGCACTCTCAGATACCCTACCATTAGGCCCTGACTTTTCAGTAATCAGGGTACCATATGATAGGTGAATTGGAGATTGAAGGGTTTTAACAAAGACAGAGTCCTTGTTCCTTTCTAAGAACTCATAGAACCATTCCTGGAATTTCTTCAGGAGGTTCGGAGCTTTAGATCGGTCCCATTCCTGTTGGATAACAGGAATTTGCTTTTCTAGATCTTTGATGACTTGGTCTTTAGATGAAAGAACAAGACGATCTACAGTCATTAGACTGAGAATCGCCTGACGTTCCGAATCTTTCTTGGCAGCGTAAGCCGCCTCGAATAAAAGACTTAACACCTTTGGTGATCCAGCTTTGTCTAACGAAATCCACGATTTCTCGTGGAAATTGACTTTGTGTTTGCCATAGAAGATTATCTCCTCTATTGCACGTTTAAAGGACTTATGTCGCTTTAAACCACTCGTCCCTTCGTTTTCGTTCCATTTAAGAATTCTCTCGCAATACCCGCGCCACTCCTTACGGAGGGCCGGCTTGCTAAGAAGACTTACCCGGTCGAATATTATGGAATCCATAATATTATACAAAGTAACGAGTTCTCTTGACTTAATCATAATAATGATCTTTTGTTAATTGAACTTACCCAATAATGGTGTTGTTACCAAAATAAGGTCGCGAGTCTCGCTTAAAGAGATACCCCCACGTTGGGG